ATGAATAGAGGGGAGATGTTTTTACGACCCCCCCCGGGGTACCTTAATCTTCATATACCTTTTTATAGTATACTCCAGACTGATACTTGCTCATAACACCATCTTTAATGACAATGTCATAAGCTCTTTGTAACTCGGCTTCGTTCTCTTCCTCGTTGAGAGCGTCTGATACACAGGCAATAGCGGCAACACGTTCTAATGTAAAGTAGCCTTGTGCTACATCATACTCATACCATTTGTGGAACTCTTTGAACGGGTTGTACGGATTGTCTGATGTTGTTAACTTGCATGCTTTGTTCATTAGTTGTTACCTCCTTCTTGACTGTATTTAACAATTGTTGATACAGAAACTCCTAATTGCTTAGCAATCTCTGAATTAGTGTATCCACTATTAATCATACTATGTATTCTTCTAACCTTAGTATCTGATAATGCAGTAGTTGGTTTTGGAGTTGCATAGTTTCTAAGTACATCCTTATTCATGTATCTGAACATATCAGCAAGTTTAGTCTTTGATATAGCATTATGTTGAATAGCTTCCCATAATCTATCAGTTAAGACTATTTCGTTTCTCTTAGCACCAGTTTCTATTCTGGCTTGTGTAATAAGACGTTGTTTTAACTTCTTTTTCTGTTCATCTTCCATGTGTGGATTGTCTTTTGTAAGAATCTGATAACGATTAGACGCTATGATTTGAGCCATTTGTTCTTTTGGTCCATTAGCTTTCGCTTTCATATACTCTATGTCTAATGTTTCTCTTTCTTCTTTGTACTTCTTATATGCTTCTGGGTCTCTTTCAGGTATTGTTACAAGTAAACTTTCTACACGGGCTTGATTTGCTAAGTGCTTTAAATAATTGGCGTAATCAGCGTATGCATTCTCTTGTTTAGTTCCTGTAGATAATGTATAAGCATCATTTGTTTCTGCCATCTTTGTTGACTTTGTAACGGGCCAACGAGGAACTATCTTTTCATTAGTAACTTTAACTCGTTCATTAGTGTCTGGATTAGTATAGTATTTATCACCTTTATAGTCAGTAAATACAGATACTTCAATAGACTTACCGGCGGCATTCTTAATCTTTGCCTTCTCATACATGCGATTAGTATTATGATAGAATTTCTCTCCTGTAACAGGGTCAAAATCAACTTTCTTAACATTACCACGTTTAAGTACTTCACCAGTTTTATCATTAACATAAACATTATTGTCTGGATTATTATCCTTCTTAAACATAGTTACTGGGTCACCAGTTCTCTTATCAAATAAAGCTCCTTCTTCACGCTCATCAAGTCTTACTTCTGACTTCTTAGCAGATATAAGTGTTCTTGCTGGTGTGTTCCATCTATGAGTCTTTTCATTCCATACACCTTGATACTTACGTTGTAATTCTTCAATGCCGTTATCAATATATGATTGTTCATAGTCTAATACGTGCTTATTAGCATCAATAACAACCATTGAATGCTTAACAGCTCTTGTTAATTCAGATGTTGTAGCACCTTGAAGAGTCATATCTGTAATAAGGTTAGAAACTTTACCCATTTCTATTCCTTCATTACGTTTAGTTAAATATCTGAACTCTTTATCTCCTCTAAAGCACCTAGTATTTCCATCTTCATCAACATATGAATTTGTAGCCTTATATAATGCCTTAGGGTCGAAATTTTGTAAACCTTCTAAAGCTCTTGTGGATTTAATATCAGATTTATCCGTAATCGGAATAACCATTACAGTATCTCCGTCAAAGTCTGCTCCTGATAATCTTTCTGCTGCTTTACTAGTAATACCAATTGCATCTGGTGCATTTGGAGTAATACGCTCTATACCTTCTTTATTTCTATTATTTACTACTAATTTAGGTATTTCGAATGTTCCAGCATGAGGATATCTTACTAATGCTACTTCTGTTCCATCTTTATAATTTGGAGCGTAGCATTCATTCTCTTTTAACGTAGTTAAAGGTAATATAACTTGGAATCTAGTACCAGCAAATGATGCAGCTTTTAATTCTACTGCTGCAGAATCCATTTGGTCTGCAAACTCTTGCATCATCTGTTTACGTAATATAGGGTTAGTTATTTCCTTAATCTCATCGTATTCATTCTGAGCTTTTATCTTAGATAACTTTAGCTGTTGATTAATTAGTAATTGAGGTTGCTTAGATAAGAATTGTGGAGATATCTCACTTGACCATTCTCCCCAATCTCCAGCTGAAGCTCTCTTATTAATAACTGAAAGATGTGCTTCGCCATTCTCATCAATCCATTCATGTTGTCCGCCTTCTTCTTTTATAGCGGAACCGAACGGATTCATAGGGTCATCTTTCTTAATATGTTTTAATACAGTATTATTCTTATCTTCACCTAAAGCAGGAGTACCAATATGTTTATTAGTATTGAAGACAATATCTTTTCCTTCTGGAATATCATCAGAATATACTGCCATTCCCTTCATATAATGAGTTCCGTCAACTAATATACGAACTTGGGCATACGCAGCACCATCTAATTCAATATCTTTTAGACCTCTACGAATTTCAATTAATCCGTCTTTCTCTAATCCACCTTCTTCAGCATATCTAACCATCATTCTTTTACTATCTAAAGATGCAGGATATCGGAATGCCTTTTTGAAATTATCAGTACCATCTTGATTAGGAAAGTTCTTATAATCAACTATAGATTTTACATTACCAAATCCGTCTTTGTAAATATCAGATTGCTTAATATCTGGTGTTGCTAAAACCATAATCTCAGTTGAACGATTAGGATTAGTTACTTGAGGTACTCTAGCTTTATATAAATTATAGCCTTCTTCGGTACTTAGAACATCAATAGCCATATTTAATTTATCTCTAGATACATTAAGTGGTATTTCTGTACCTTTTCCTACTAATATCATTTTCTTTTCATTAACTTGGTCTCTTAAGAAATCAATAGTTTGTTCTGTAATTTGCTTCTTAGCTTCTCTGTTAGATTTCAAATATAATCTTACAGTAGATTCAGGCATGTTTAATTCTCTTGCAATCTGAGTTTTTGTCATGCCATCATTATTATACATTGATTTAACTCTTTCAGACAATGCAGCAGCTCTGTTTTCAACTGCTCTCTTCTTTAATTTTCTGTATTGTGTAGAAGATATATGCATTGCTTCACACTGCTGTGCTTCTGTAGTTAAACCTTTAGAAGACAATTCTTTAATTCTGTCAATAAAATCACCAGCGTGATGCTGATTAGGATTCTCTCCTGAACCCTGACGATATCTTCCTGAACCATTTGGGTCTCCATCATATTGTTGAGGAGTACCTTCATGCATTATATAGTCTTCTGTTAATTCTAATAGAATATCTTTTGTTAAATCCATATTATACTCCTTGCTCTATAAAATTTCTTAATTTCATTTCTTTTTCAATTACTGTATCAATATAATATTGAACCTCATCGCCTGTTGGCTCGAATTTAGCAATTTCATTATTCTGATATATCCTTAAATCAATATCAAAGTTATGAGGGTCCTGATTATACTCTAAACAGAAATATGCGGCATAAAGTAATAGTTGTTCAAAGTGAGCTTGAATAGCTCCGGTCTTTAAATCAAATATCTTTAACTTCTTACCGTCAAAAGAAATAGCATCTGATGTTCCAAATGCATTTTCTGTGTAAAATAGTAACACTTCTGAAGACATTCTATTATCTATAGAATCATTAACGAAATTCTTTAGATTACCAATTATACGATTAATGTCATAAACATTATCTGGAATATAATTGTCTTTTAATGTCATAATTATAAGTGTTACATCATCGTCAGAAAGTTTTATTCCTCTTTTAATACACTTACTGGCTAGTTCATGAATTATTGTTCCTACATCATTGGCAAATGAGTTTTTGTATCTTTGTTTTAATATCTCATCTGACCACGCCATCCAATGATATTGGGACGCACTTAGGAACGCATGTTTTCCTTCAAATTCTGGATGTTTATTCCAATACATCTTAATCCTCCTTATTACATATTCATAAACTCAAATAACTCATCTATGACTTCATCTTCATTATCACCAGATATAAATCTACCATAACTCATATAATTAGCTTTATTAACATAGTGTTCTTGATTAGGTTGTCTAGATGAATCTTCATGCCTTTTAACTTCTAGCATGGCCCACTTATCTTCATACATAACCGACAAGTCAGGTATACCTTGAATATAATTAGGGTCATTCTTTAAAACTATAGCACCAGGCAATCGTGCTTTAATTTTATCAATTATCCTTTTCTGAATCACAGATTCTTTTTCTTCAGCCATTTTATTATCTCCTTTGAATTTAATTGAATCTTTAATTGAGCTATCGATATACTAACATGCTATAGTGAAGGGAGCAAAGACAATATTGTCATGAAACATTAAATAACATAAAGAGGTATTTTTATGAAGACAATAGAATCAATATATGAAAGGATGGTGTGAAATTATATTACTCTACTGATTTAACATTTCTATTATGTATATCAATAACTCAACTAAAGACTCAATATAAATAAAACGGAAAAGAGTTTGTAAATATTCCTAACATCTCCGCTAGCAATAAATATAAACTCTTTAATATTACAGTTTGCTACTTGTCGGCACTAAGTGTGCTTTCTTTCACTTACACCATAATATAAGAAATAGACCACAAACATTCGAGTTTCCT